GTCAGCGGTGTCCCCGTCGCGGAAGGCGAACTTGCGGAAGGTGGCCATCTTAGGGGGTGGTCAGCGTTGCGAGTTCGGCATCGGTGAGGCGGGTGTTATACAACGCCACGGCACGGATGCGGGATGGTTTAATGCCGCTAAAAAATGCACTACTTTTATCTACACCAAGGGAATTTAACGCCGCCCCAAATGTGATTGCCGTAGTGTTGAGCGTTCCGACCCTTGACCCGTTGAGGTACATTGTGGAATCGCCACTTTTGTAGGCGATGGCGATTTTAACCGTTCCCGTGACACCGCTTGCGGATGTGAAAATAATACTGGTAGAACTATGGTAAATCCTTCCAAGGTAGGCGTTGTTTGCGTTCTTGTATACTGTGATTGCATTTGCTGCCGAACGATTGATGTTGAACACATCATCCTCTCCGTTGTTGGATTCGCACTCGATGTATAGCACACCCTCCGTTTGCCCGATGGACCCGCTGACCGCTCCGCTGACCGAGATGACATCTGCGCTTCGGCTACCCGTTCCTGTGGTGGTGGGGATGAAACTTGTGGGAACGGAACCGAGTTCTAACTGCGGGGCAGCGAAGCCCATCGTTGTGCCTGTTGGTGCAACAGTTGTTGAATTGACTGCCGTTAAAACACCTAAATTAATTTTTTCAATGGTTCCACTCGCCGTCATTGTAAATGTTTCGGAGCAACGGAACACATCTGTCCCCCATCGTTCAACCCTTCGGATACGGTTCGTTGTGAGTGCGGAATTGTAGATTGACCCGCTACTAAATGAACCGCTTACATCAAACCCACCACCAAGGTCGCCCGCTGCTGCGCCACCAATAGTCGCATAATAACCGCCAATCGTATGAGCAGTTGTCTTTTTTAAAAAGAAAGAAATTGTGTAAGTGCTTCCAGATGCAAGGTTTAAAGCGGGAGTAAGCAATGGACTTGTATATCGGCTTCCCGCACTGCCAATGGAACCAGATGCGCCAACCGTTAAGTTTACACCACTTACTCCAATGACATCAATAGTAGCCCTTGTCATTGAGTTAGACAAAGTCCACCCCGATGCAGAATCGGTAGATTGCAAGATGCTATTCGTTGCCGCAGGCTCCACCAAAAGAGCAGGACACCCCGCCGTTCCACCGCTGGTCAAGTAGTCCAAGCGGGGGATGCCCGACGCAACGGATGCGATAAGCCCCGCAGATGTGAACCTCCGTGCGGTTGTGTCACGGGTAACGGTGAAGTCCCCCGCCCCGCTTGTGGGAATTTGGGAGTATAGTTTCCCCGTCTTGGAACGATAGGGGACAATCAATAAGGATGGTGCTGCGGGCATTAGTCTAAATTATAGGTTCGCACTTGTAAGCAGTTTTCGAAAAGAGTTTCTTTGGCGGTGGCTGAATCGGCATCGCAGCGGTTGTTGAACACCGCCCACACCGTATCGGTCCACACGAAGAAATTGTAATCTTGGAAGGTGTCAATGAATCGGGCTTGCAGGCAGTCGTTGCTTGCGGTTTCGGCAGCGGTTGCGCCGTCAGCAGATGCACGGGCATTGTAGGCAGCCCAATAAGGGTTGCCCGAACCGCCGAGTATTAGCGAGCGGGGATAGCCGTATCCGTAGCCGATGAACATTGCTTACAGGAATGTATATCCGATGACGCTACCCACCGATGGAGTGACCGCCGTAATCTTCCCGCCGTTCCTTCCGCTGATGACTATTCCCGCAGACACGGACTTGGCTGACATTGCGTAGGCGGCCAATAGGTCTTCGCCTCCTGTACCCGTCAAGGTTGTGAAGGTAGCGGCGGCGTTCACCACGATAAAGTCAAAGTTCTCGCCCGTGACAGGTCCGTCCACGAATTCCATCGTGCCGCCTTGGCCGAGCATTTGTTGTAAGATTGGAGTTGGCATTGCTTGCGTATTTAGGGTAAATGTAGGTTAGGTAGGAATTTCACAAATGGAGTGAGAGTACGGGATAGCAAACGATAGAGTAGCCACCCACCCCGCCGTGCGGTCATCTCGGCTCTCCACAAACCTCGTAAGGCTGACGCTGGTACTTAGGGTCCACTCTTGCGTCGGGTCGTTTGTAAGGGCTGAAATGAAGTCCTGTGCGATTTGCAGTTGGTCGCTCAAAACCTCGTCTTCGTTGTCCTGCCAACCGAGCGTCGGGCTTCCCGAAACCACTCCACCCATCGTGGCAATGGATTCCACTCGGTCAGAAAAATAGACACCCACAGTAAGAGCCAAAGTCCCCGCATCCGTACTCGCTGACTGAACATCCGCAAATACCAAAGGATAGACGATTCGCTCACGGCTTGGGGTTCGCAGGTTTATCGTGTTGTCGGTCCCGATTGCAAGCGGGTCCCCCGTCCCGAAGGAGTTTACTTGCGGGTGAGCATTTGCAAGCGCAAGGAGTGCTTGCTTGATTTTTATCCAAGACATATTTTTGGAGTTTCAGAATGTTTTTTGCGTGTGCGCCCATCGTTAGCAGTTGGAGCAGTAAGGGTCGTAGGGCCAAGGGCGGTCAAGTCCAGCACCACGGCGCAGGGTGCGGGCATCCAATGCCATCCCCGTGTTGTAATTCGTTCCGTTCGGGTAGATGGTGTCCAAGGCCGATGGCGGGGAGTTGAACAAGGGGTAGTTGGCCTTCTGCTCCATCAAGTACCTGGTAATCCTTTCGGAGTACCACTCGGCATCGTTCTTCACTTTGTCCGTGAGGCGGGTGATTTCGTCCATGGACATTTGGGAAGATTCCTCGCTGGTTCTGCGGACCATTCCCTTGTTCATGTACTTGAACGCCAAGACCATGGGTAACTCGTAGTAGAGCCATTGCACCATGGCGGGTTGGATGTAGTCCTCCAAGAGCGTAGTGTTCAGGGCCGTGGTCGTACCGCTTACCACTTGGGTCACCATTTCAGAGTACAGGGCCGACCCAACGATAGGCTGAATCCGCATCTCCTGCACTTTGACGATGGTGGGCCGTATCTGCGTGAACGATACATTCTCGTTTATGACCGAGTTGTCCAGCAGGGTTTGTTCGCTGATAAAGAGTGCCTTCATGCTTTCGTGATTTTATTGCCTTTGCGGATGACGAGTTGCTGCTCCCAAATGTGTCTGCATTGGGGGCGGTTCACTCCGCTGGCAGTGTGATACCAACCGCCTCTGCGATTCCATACGGAGTAGCCCATGATGTTGGAAATACCATCAATGTCGTCACGGGTGTACACCTTCCCTTGGTCAGCGAGGTCCAACATGACCTTGCAGAACTCACGGCTGGTCCTCTTGTCCTTGTTGCTGAAACCCGCCGCCCATGCGTATTTGTAGCGGACCTCCAGCACGGGTTCATCCGTTGGCTTTGCACCTTCCTTGGAGATTTGGTCCACGGTACGGGCAATGGGGTAGCGGTCTTTTGTGATTAGGTAAGCGACACGCTTGGCGACTTTCGCCTTGCTGACCCCGAACTCCTTGGCTATTTCTTCCACGCTTGCGTCCCGATTCTTCTTGCGGTACTTTTCAATTTTCTCGTCCAACTCTTTCTCTTCCTCCCCAAGTTCAGCGAAGGCTTGACGCACTTGGTCGTCTAAATCGGAATCAAACCGCATTGGCTTGGAGTGCATGACAACATACTCGTCGGCGTTGCTCCCAAACTTGCTTGCAACGACCTCCAAGACCTTGAATTCCTCCTCGCCCCATCCGTAGTCCTCGGTGTCTTCTTCGCCCCATGTAGGCTCGCTGAACGCTTGCTCTTGCACTCCGAGCAGGGTGTTGACTTCTTCGGGGGTTAGGCCGAATCCAGCGGATAGCATCGTGCGAGCCATCTCCAAGGTAATCTTTTCCTGTGCATAGTGCCGAACGATTCGCATGAGGTTTTGGTATTCTCTGCCCGACAATTTCTTGATGTTGTCGTTGGAGGCCAAGCCTTGCGGTGCAGTTGGTTCGGGGCTTACTTCGGTTGCCGTATCAGGTGCAAGACCTTGTCCTTCAGGCTTCGCAGGAAGCGATACAAGCGCACGAATTTCATTGGGCGACATTGACTCCAGCACCTTGTTTGCAACGAGCGGAGAGAGGCTATTTATGGCCGTGATGACATCCTGTACGCTGCTCTCGGTCTTGACTTCAATCGGAGGCAAGCCAGCCTTCTCACGAAGTTCTGCGGGGGTCATCGCTTGAATCATTGCGTTCTCGGTTAACTGCTCCGTAATCGGCTCAACGGGTATCAATTCCATCCCCTCCACGCCGTTAAAAGAACCCAAATAGTTAATCATCCGTTCCACTTTGCGAACTCGGTCGTTCACATAGGTCGCCTTGAATAGTTCGTAAGCCTCCACCAGTTCCTGCCTGCCGCCAAGTTGCCCTTCGGTCTTGACCCCGAATAGCATCGGGTTGACCACACGGTGCGAAATAAAAATTTCCTGCTGAATGGCCTTGTTGAGAATCTCAAACTGCTTGTCCATATCGGACGGGGTCAGCGGTTCAAGCGTCGGGGCCTTGCTGACATCATCATTAAAAGTCACAACGAATCGGCCTGCATTGTCGGTCCCGCTGAACTTGCGCTTGATTTGACGCTCAATGTCGCCCTGTTCTTCGGGCGTAGGAATCCCGTTGTTGAAGTTTATCAAGTACCCGCCCCAAAAATTGTTGCGCAGGTTGTTGTTGTGAAAGTTCGCCACCTGGACATCGGCCTCAATCCAAGCCAACCCTCCCATGTATTCGGGTAGCGGATAGGACTTCACGCCTGCTGCATAGACCCGATAGTAGAACAGTTGCTTGCCGATGCGGTTGTCTGCGTCAAAGGCGGGAATCTTTTCGACATCCCCGATTTTGGGGTAGAGTTGGACCATATCATCGTTGTACCAATCAGCCACCTGGAACATCCGCTCTTCTTTGTCCACTCGGATTTTCTCAAAGGGGATGTGTTCCATCTTCGCAATGGTTCCCATTTTATTCCAAGTGACGGCAACGGCAAACCCGTTAAATAGTTCCAAGTCAAGGACGAGTTTCTCGGTGATGTCGTTTAGGTCGTCATGCTCGCTCAACCCGTCAAAAAACTTGGCGT